TTAGAAAATTCTCCAGTCTTGAAAGAGGCATCCTATTCTTCTCTAATTACAGATTCTGTCTAAGTTTATTTATTCAACGGAATAATACCAAAAAGAGAGTGCATATCTCTCTGAGTTTTCTACTTTATCAACGTAATGAAGATTTTTTGTATTTTCAAAGATAATTAATTTTCCTGGCTCTGGTTTGACTGTCACATCTTGAAAAATTAAGTTACCACCCTCAAAATCATTATTTAGAAACAACATTGCTGCAACTTTGTTTGATGCATGAATATTATTATTATCAAAGTGAGGTTTCATAAATGTTCCAATTGGCCATCTGACAATACCAACATAACCCAATTGACAATCAACTAAACTTTTACACTTTTCAGTAACCTTCGTAACAACTTCATCATCATCTTCAGGCGTTACAGAATCAACATTATTACCATAATATGTAGCGCCATGATCAATCCATTCAATGTCTGTGGAATAAACATCATCACGACTCACATTTTCGCTCTTATTTAACGTAACATAATCTATAAGTCTTTGACACTCACTCAAAGAAATAAAATTTTCTTCTATGTAAGGAAAACTCATCTTGTAAATGTATTTGGTGGGCCAGAGAATCGAGGATCTTTTGTATTCCTCTTATCAGTATCAACTTTATTTGGATTAAAGTTTGGATCTGGATAGTCTTCCCAACTGTTACCTTCATACTCAACTATCAAGGGATTAACATCTATTCTTTCACCATACACATGATAGAAACAATCAATGGTTGATAAATCAGTAATCAAATCAGTGTTAGTTGAATCCTCTGCAATGACGATGAACTCATTATTAAACTCTTGAATCACAAGATTTTGATTTGATCCAATTGGTTGTAACTGGACGGTGATGCTATCTTCATGAACCAAGTCTTTCCAATAGTAAGGTAAATGGATTACATTTGATTCTTTTAATCTACCACGATAATAAACTCCTGCCTCTGGGCCCTCAATACAAGCGTAACGAAGTCTATGTCCTTCACCCTTTGTTGGGTGTTTTAAATCAAAAGGTTTTGGAATCGAGTCAGCAACTCCAAATCTAGCAGCGAGTCTGCCTTTATTTCCACAATCAACTGAGCCACTTACAAACATATCACCTATGACATGAACGGTGTCAACAGATGAACCACCACTTATAAGTAGAGCATTTGCAGTTTTACCATCACCAGCGACAGTTAGATTACCATCAGCTTTAATTGCTAGATTTGCATTACAAACTGGTTGTCTATCAATAGATACCTGTGGTGCAGAATCAGATGCTACATTTAAAACTCCCTCATAGTTTGGTGCTGCAGCAGTTTTTCCAACATAAACAGGGCCATTTAACACCGCAGTTCCAGTTGGTGATTTATCTGGTTCACCGTTAGGTTGGGAAATATCATTCGTTCCTACAACCAACTTATCATTTTGTTGTCTTGGAATTGAGCTCATCCTAATCCTCCTAAGAATCCACCTAATACGTCTTGTATATTTTCAACTGCTCCTTGTATATCTTGTTCTTCAAGAGATTCACCAACTTGACTAAATGATTCATCTAAGGCTTCAGTATCAATATTTTCAACTTTTGCTTGAATTTTATCCTCAATCGCTTTCAACTTTTCTCCAACTTTCGGTATATTTAATGATGTCGCTTTTTCTAAAATACCAGCCATAGTTCCAAAGGCCTCATCAGCTTTTTGTGCATCTATTTTAAATGCAGATTGCATCTTCATAAAACCATTTGTGACAATATCACATTCTTGTGTTGCTCGACATGTAAATTTCTCACCTTGAATCTTTACATCAGGGCCTCTAACATCTACAAGTCGATTTGCGTCAATTAAAATCTGTCCATCTTTATTACCAGCTCCAGTCGATACAATGTTAATATTTCTCGCTTTGAGAGTAATGTCTCCATTTTCGCAATCAATGACAACATCACCTTTCTTACATTTTATGATTTTTGCTGGTAATTGTGTAATATCACCATTATCTCTAACTTTTAACCCATTACCAAGAACTTCCATTGATAATCCTGGCGTATTTAAAACATGTTTACCAGTTCCAGGCCCACCTTGACCACCTTTACCTTGTCCAGTATCAGCATAGAATCCGAAGATTTGTGCCTCCTGTGTCATTACCTGATAATTAGACATACCATGTATGCTATCCATATCACCACTGGATATAACATATCTTAGTTTAGATGTAACTTCTTGATTTTTTCCGTCCTTTGGTTTTGTCATTTTTATTTTTCAATACAACTAATCACAGTCACAACAGCTTCCTGAGTTATCTCAGCAAGTTGTGTTGCGTCATCAACTTTAATAAATTCTAAAACTGGTGATAACTTTGCAATACTTCCAGTGTCACTATTTATTCTTAAATCTGGAATCTTAGTAAATCCAAATCCACCGTTTACAACATTTGCACCTACAATTAAACCATCTTGGATATTTAATTCAACTTCTGCTTCTCCAGTCCCACCTACAACTGTGAGTGTGTCACTTTCTTCATATCCAAATCCTGCATTTTCAACGATAACATCAGATAATTTTGTCACATAAGATGTTTCGCCATCATAATTTGCATTTGGATCTGGGACAACCTCTTTGACGTTTCCTTCCAAATCAGTTTCTGTTGTATTAGGAATATATTGTTGTCCGCCGTCTGTCATTACAATTTTATCGACCACACCATCTTTAATGATAGCATAACCTCCAGCACCAAAACCATTATTACAACCATCAACAAATGTAAGTGCTGGTGGTTCTTTATAACCACTCCCACCATCACCAATTGCAACACCGATAATTTGACCAAGCACATTTACAATTGGACTACCAGAAGCAATCAAATCAGCTCCACCTCCAATGAAATCGACTCTCGGTGGCCCACAACGAAGAACATTTGTATTACAATCTAATTTTGGAATTGATGGAATACCAATAGAAGGATTGCCAAGATTAGGAACACTAATGTCAGGAATTAAACCATCAAGCATACTTGATAATCCCTCTGCCTTATTAACAAGAGAATTAATGCCTGCAATTTCAAATATACTACTGAAAGCGTCCTCTGGGTCTAATGCAACACCACCTTTTCCTGTAAAGGTAGAATTTGGTGGACAGTTTTGTGCGTCACATTCAAGTGCATTTGTCAATATGTTTGCAAAGTTAATTCCTTTTTGAAATGCATTACTAGGGGCTCCGATACCACCACCTTGAATATTATTCAATTGTTGAAATAGATCTCCCATCGTTGTGTCTAAAATATTATTAATCTGTCCAAACATATCACCCATGAAACTCTCAACAGCACAAATAGGAACATCTAATATTGATCCAAGCATATTTGCTAGACTTTTATTAAGATAGTCTCCTAACTGTTCATTTATCGCTTCAATATTACAAAACATTATATCAGTTAGGTTTTTAGAGGCCTGTCCCACAGATGGTTGTAAAGTAATCGGTGTTTTATCTTTCAAGGTTAATGATAATTTGTCTAAAGTATCCTGTATCATCCAAGAACGACCACGACGCATCAATTTAGACATTGAATTTTGAATCTTCATCGATGCTAATTTTATTTCTTGTGTCTTATCAATAACTCCACCATAAATGGGATCAACTGATAGATTTCCAATATCCTTGATAGCATTCATCTTATCGATGAAGTCTTTAGTTGTATTCTTTATCTTTGATAATTCATTGTCTTCACAAGCAGTGGTGTTTTCAATCTTTATATCTGTATCAGCGTTACTTTGTTTTTGTGCAAGAACCGAATTTAAAATAACTTTAGTACCAGCCAACGTAGCAAATGTTCTAAATCCTCCACCCCAAGGTGACTGTTCAAATACTTTATCTTTACCAGTCTGTTGTCTCACATTTGGTGGTGTATATGGTTTAAATTCAGTTTGTTTAAATGCATTGAACTCTGATGAATCTATTTGGTCTTCGATAAATGATTGTTTAAATAAAGTTCCAAAAATCACTGGTTGTTGAGCATCAGCACCATCGAAGAAAAATCCAACAACAACCTCACCACCTTGATACTGCACAGTATCTCCACAACCACCAGTGGTAGCAGTATTTGATGGTAAAAGAATGTGTGCTAATGGTAAATCCTTATCGGGTAAATCAGTATCACTACCATGATATCCTACGATACGAACTCGACATCGATGTGAGTAGACATCTTCACCATCTTCAGCTTGTTTATTGTGTAGAGAATCTCCCCACTCTCCTTTTTCTGGATCAGTCACTTGACCAATCCACCATACCATAGGGTCTCTTCCTATAAAATTAGTTTCTGTTGGGTTAAACATTAATCGTCATAGATTAAACACTCAGGTTCATCAGGGTGCATATCACAAAATAATTCTAAAGCATTGGGGTCATGGTGATCACCAGCTTCTATTTCTTCTTTGTGATGTTCTACATACTCCTCTAACTCATGCAACTCCTCCTTTGCATGCCTTCTTGCTGCTGGATTCGCCTGTGGGTCGTCAGCAATTTTCCTATCATATTCTATGTGGTCTTCGATTGATTTCATTTGATTCTCCTTTTCTTTTATTTAAGCGTTTTACTCATCTGTGGGTGGTGGTGTGAACACATCACGAATTAATTTTAACTGAGTTTCAGCCCTTTGTCTACCTATTAAATGTCTCAGTTCAGCAACCAAATACCTTCCACTTGGGTCATTACTATTCTCATTTCCAAAAGAACCTGTCTCTGTTGTTCCATCACCTTTTTTTGCAGGCAGTTTAACATCAATCACAAGTCCAACTCTTAATGTTGTATTCAATGGTATTGATATACTGAGAGATTGAGAAAATAGTAAGTTATTTCTAATATAAGATTTATTTTGATACACGGCAAGCTCTGATGGTGGCACAGTATCAGTCTTTGCTGACCCTACTTGTGAGACACCAACATCACTAACTCTGAGCATTAATCGAGTTGGATGTTCCTCAAGACCATCGATGAGTTTAATTGGTTTGTTTAATTCCAAGTCTTTAATACTAAAATCCTCTACACTTGCAGATTGGTTTTCGATGTCAACGAATATTGTTTTATTGGCATACATTCCCATTCTACAATTCATACCTATGTTATTAGATTGATTTAGTTTATTTTGTAGAATTATGGCTCCCTCACCATTCTGGAAAGGATCATTTGTTTGTTCATAGGTCAGTGCATCTTGTTTTATTAATTTTTCAATCGATCTAAAGTGATATCCATCTAAGTTTTCAAAAAATAAGAAACCAAAGTTTTCTTTTGAGGATTGTGTCTTTGAACACAACCATTGTATTGTATCAAAGGGTCTTTTTAAATTACCTATGAACGCATAAGAATTAGCAGCTCTATCTTCCTCAATCGTGACCTCATCATCAGTTGTTTCTGTTTTTGGGCCGAATACTTTTTTCTTAGTTTGAATTCCTTTTTTATCTTTGGTGAGTATGTCTAAGACAGTTTGCGATACATTTCCAGTAAATTTTTTATTTAATCTTGCAGTTTCATTAATAATAGTTTCCTGTGAAATAAATTCCAAGGTTGCGATTTGAACTTGTGATGTAGTATTCATGTCTGTAACAGCATTCAACATCATACCATGTTCTTTTGTAATTTTAAACTCAGTATCATCACCATCCTTGACTGTTAATTCAATTAATTCACCACCTGTAATACCTTTACGACCTATCACTTGATCGGTATCAATAAAATTAAGAGTCATTGATATTGATGGACTCTCAATACTCTCATAGTAATCAATCTCAGGCGCACCTTGAGTAATATCATATTCCTCATCTAACGCACAACCATTAGGAAGAAGGCGACATTTAGTAAAAAGAATCTTTTTTTCAGCCATTATTGAATCATCCTAGCGATTTCTGGTGGTAATTTTTTATTTGTTATTGATAGATATTGATTACTTAAAGCTCTAATATAAGATACAGTAGTTCCAGTTCCTTTTATTTCTGCGGCTGAAACTTGAGGAGCATTTGTTGGAACTTGATTATTTTTAGTTTGACTAGAGACATTTCTTTGTCTTGATATATCAGTTACTACATCATTAGTATTTTCACTTCCAGTGGATGAATTTTTATTGAATGATTGAATCAACTCTTTTTTATTATTATTACTCTCAGGTTCTATTTCTATTTTATTCACTGCATATTTCTCTATAATCCTCATCATTCCATCTTTGCTAAATCTTTCTTCATCTGGCAAATTTATATACTCGTTATATCCTTCTAGAGTGACCTCCTCACCAAGAATATAAGCTTTACCTTTTTCCAAATCAAATCTAGTTGTGCCTTCAAATTTTGAGCTGGTAGATGTTACGCCATCTTTTTCACTAGATGAAAATTCATAATTTCCCTCTTTAAATTCACTTTTAAAGTTAATATCATCAGACTCGGATTTTATCTCTTTCTCTAATAAATTTTGTTTTTCAAGTGTTTTTTCTAATTTTTTTTCACTGCCATTTTCAGATTCTAAACTCATGTTAGAATTACTAGTTACACCACCATTACCACCTTCACCACTACCTCCATCACCTTTTAACGCACCCAACAATGCACCAGCAACGGCATTACCAACGCCACCAATACCACCTACTAATCCACCTTTTAACATGCCTGACAATGATTTACCAACAACAGGTATTTTTTCAACTGGTTTGAATACGTTGCCTAAGAAATTTTTTATTTTATTAAACATACCTTTAACCCATTTAAAAAGAGGTGGGCCAAGTTTTGTAAAAACTAACGCAGTCAATCCAACACCAAGAGCTCCTAAAAGAAGAGGGCCTAAAACTGGTAACGCCACAGTTACTAAAGCAGCTATTCCAGCGACCAATCCCAAACCACCAATCACCTTTAAAAGTCCTGACATGAAACCACCTCCACCTTTCTTCTCTTCTGATGGTGATTCAACTGTTTGTTTCTTTTCTGGTAAGAGAGCTTTTAGTCTCTCATCCATTTTTTGTTTCTGTTCCTTATCCTCTGCTTCAAAACGTCTATCTTCCTCAGCGTCTTTTTCTAATTTTTTCTCTATTACGATATAATTTGCAATATCTCTAATTTCTGTTCTCATTGCCTCGATTGAGACTGATATACTATTAATTAATGTTTGATTAGCCTTTACTGCATTCATACTGAGAGAGGATTGTTTTAAGGCCTTATTAGCCACCTCTTCAACTTTATCAGCTCGGTCAAAGAAACTGTTTATATCTATTTTTTTATTGGATTGTTCCTCATCCATACCTTCCAGTGCCCTCTTGTTGTTGTCTCTTTAGATTTTCTTTTTCAATATATTCAGCGAGAAGAGAAACGTAAACCTCTCTCTCCCAAGGAATCATATTTTCGAGTTCCGTCAAGCTATATTTATGGTATTGCATGAGAGCGAAATTGGTACGGAAATAAGATTCAAGATCCTCTCTTGCAATACTTAGGCGAAAAAATCAGCCAGACCCTCCAAAACGACACTACTCTTTTCTTTTGTGTTTGGATTCACAACTTCGATGGTGTGTGATAATTTAGGCATGGTCTCAAAAAACTTCTCTAGTTTTTTAAATTGTTGTGAACTTAATTGTTCTACAAAATCAAGTCTTTCAGACGGAGTGTAATCATTTGCATCCCATGATTCTTCATTATTAAAAATTGTTTCCATACAATCAGCAACCACTTGGAATGTTTTATTCACTGTGTTTTCTGAATCATCCTCTGTATCAAAGTTATTACCAACAAATTGACTCAATGATGGATATTTCATACGAAGAGTCAAATTATCATCTAAAACAATGTCTTTTGTATGACCCTTTGTTTTTACAATTTTAATTTCATCAACATATATTGTGACTGGTACTTTTGTTTCATTATCATCAGGGCATGTCACGTTCAGTTTAATATCCTCTCCTATTGACTTAGAACGAATGTTTAAAAATAATTGTTCAATGTCAAATGTAGGAAGATTGTCAACATCAACGCCTTTTGTAAGAATGCATTTCTTCAATACTTCTTTCACAGCATGTGTGATTGCATTTTGATCTTTTGATTCCAAGGCGATAATCAAAACTTTTTCTTCTTTTACAAGAAAAGGTCTATATCTAACTTTTTTATTTGATGAATATAACTTCAACTCATAAGTTGGAGTTTCAATGGTTGGTAATGGCATGATAATCGATTCAGTATTTTATATAGGAGGGTTATGGACTACCAGTTCTAGCCCTATATTCGGAGAAAGATTCATTATTGTATTTTCTACCCATAGAGGTCTCACTAAATGGGGTAACGTTTACTCCTTCACCCTTACCCATAGAGGTCTCACTAAATGGGGTGACTCCTATTTCTTTTGCTCTTGCTTTTCGTACAATTCCCATTGGTGTATTAAAAGTAAATTGTCTATGATCACCCTTTCTGGTATATTCTGTAAAGAATCTATCATAAGCAAACTGTACATTACATCTTAACACATTTGAGTCACCATAGGCAACTCTCATCGATGTTACGTTAGTTGGCCAACAGTTAACAAATTCATATTGTGTCATCGCTGACGTATAAGTTGCGAATTTAGATTTTTCTTCAAATGTATCTTTTTCAAATTTAGTGATGTGAATAATTTCTTTATAGTCCTCTGGATAATTAAAACGTGTAAATGCACTTCTGTCTCTCTGATTCTCAGTAAAAATTGGATTGATATATGACATCCAACTCTCTAGAACTTGTAATATAACTTGATCTGCATCACAATAAAAAACAAGATTTAAAGGAGGAAAGTTTCTAAGGTTTGGAAATTCTTCTTGAATACCTTGATGATGTCCGATAGCAGTTGATGGTACAAAACTAGTGCCTGGAAGTTCTGCTTGAGTACACATCACTGACATCTTTTTCATGAAGTCTGCACCTTGAGTTCGACTCTTACTAGGTGTCGTTCCTAACCATGTTTGATAATTACCAAAAGAGAAATTGACCTCATAAAGAGTATCAAGAGACGGACGTGCAACAGTATCTCTAACATCTAAAATGTTGCCTTGAGTTATTTGACCTTTTCTTGGAAATAAACTATTACTAGCCACGATAAATAAGCTTAAGTTGTTATTACTATATATGAGCTATAAAGGGATATATAGACCTTCTAATCCCAAAAAGTATAAGGGAGACTCTAATAATATTATTTATAGGTCTTTGTGGGAAAGAAAATTCATGAATTACTGTGATTTAAATGAAAATATACTCGAATGGGCGTCTGAAGAGTTCTGGATTCCTTATCTAGACCCAACTACAAATCGTGTTCGCAGATACTTTCCTGATTTCTTTATTAAATATAAAGATAAAGACAGTAATATTCGTAGATCGGTGATCGAAGTCAAACCGATGAGAGAAACGTTACAACCAAAAGCGACAAAAGGTAAATCAAGAAAGACAATGATAAATGAATCAATGACATATGTGAAGAATCAAGCAAAGTGGAAAGCTGCAAGGGAGTTTTGTGAGGATCGTAAATTAGAGTTCAAAATCATGACTGAAAAAGAATTAGGAATACGATGAGCATTCTTCAAAGAATATTAAATAAAGTTGATGGTCAAGTGAGTGAGGATTACTTTCGTAGTCAATTACTTGATGAACTTGGTTCGACAAATTTTGAGACTGATTATGCCGATACTGCTGGATTTGCGCCTGGCGAATTGTATTTTTATACTTATTCGGCACAGACAAGACAACCATATTATGACATGTATCCTCTCACATATGTGATAGAGATGAGGTCGAATGGATTTTTGGGTTGTAATCTTCATTATGTTCGTTTGAATCAAAGAGACGAACTTGCAATAAGCTTACTAAATAACTCTGCTCAAGGTGCAGTTGCAGTTCCTCCAAAAACTCTACATAAATATGTTTATACTGGCGTAAGAGGAACACCATATCGTATTCCAAACGCAGAATGGTCAGACGTAGCACAATTACCCACTGAAAAATTCGTTGATATGAGAGGGATACCAGTTTCGAGAGATCGAGTTTACAACAAAAACTAATGGCAGATACAAAAAGTAAAGAATATCCAGTAACAGGGGTCACGTTTGAGAAGGCTAGTTTTTCTTTTGATAAGGATACTGGTAAATTAAGTGGTATCAAAGAGAAAACTGCAAATAACACATTTAAACCTGTAAATCCACTATCAGATGATTTTACAACAGTTAGTGAAACTGATGAGGCAAGGGATGCGTATAATATTGCTAATGCCAAAGGAAACAAAGATAATTACTTAGGAGAAAATCAATCAATTCAAAAACTTGACGAAGAACAATTAGTACAAAAATACAACAAAGATTTAAAAGCATTTAATAATGCAAGTTATGTGGCTACAATAGATAATTACAGATCAGGTAGAAATATCTCTGATAATCAGGGAAAAATTTATGATAGACAATATCAAGCTGGATATCAAGAATTCATGAATAGTAAAGGAGAAGCCACAGTAAGTCGAATATTTGCATATCCAATAGATATCAATCCCACTCAAGATCATATGAAGATAACGAGATATCGATATCTGAGAGCAGACGTGAACTTGAGTAAACCACAAAGAGTTGAAAAGAAAAATTTTAAACCACATAATGTGAAAGGAGATAGTACTCTTGGTGGAAAACCACTAGGCAGTATCTTACTACCA